AATAAAAAAGAACAAAAAACGATACAAGCTTGCGAGGTCCATTGTAAGCTTTTTAAGGATAGATAATGAATCAAGCCTTGCAGTGTTTATTTACTGGATAACCGGCGGGCTAAAACTTGTTCAAATCCATAAAAACAAACAAGGATAAAACAAAATGAGTAAAGCAAACGAAAAACTAAGAGCGTTCCTAGAGGACCCTAAAACAATTGGGTTTGATGAATATTGCAAAGGTGGACCAGTGCCCAAAGGTGAAGAATATCTCGAAGAAATGGCGCGGAAAGCTAGAGAAAAACAACTAAATACAGATACCTCAGAGAGTAAATGAGCATATTCAATAACCGTGAATGGTTAGACATGGGCTTCGAAGAGCGCTTAGCAATAAAGATGCGATCTGAGAAGTCCTTTTTAAACTTTACCAGGATATGGTTCGAGTTGATGACAGGCGATGAATTGTTTGTTAATTGGCATCATCGATACGCGGCTAATGAAGTTGATTTAGTTGTTAGAGGTGGGTTTGCATCTCAGTCGCTAGCAATATGCTTCCCACCAGGCGGTACAAAATCAGAATTCTTTTCTATTCACTTACCGGCATATACAAACATGCTGGTACGCAATGGCACTCTAAAGAAATTCCGCAACATGAACCTATCATTTGCTGACTCACTGGTAAAACGTAACAGCAGGCGCACTAAGGACATTATAGGGTCGAAAGAATATCAAGAGCTTTGGCCGTGTACATTTGGCGTTAATCAGGCTGAAGAATGGCAAATAATAGACGATAAAGGAAAGGTAAAAGGCGAGACAGTATCACGCGCAATGGGCGGGCAAATAACCGGTGGACGTGGCGGCTTCTTTGGTGAGGGATTTAGCGGTTCAGTATCAATGGATGACCCCGCTAAACCAGAAGATATGTTCTCAAGCGTTAAGCGTGAGGCCTTGAACAGAAAGCTAAACAACACTGTACGATCTCGACGTGGTGATAAATCAAAATCTAACTCGACCCCATTCTTTTTAATCATGCAGAGATTGCATAAAGAGGACCCAGTAGGTTTTTGCCTTGATGGTGGTATGGGCGTTAAATTCAAGCCGATCAATGTACCAGCTTTAATCGATAAAGGATTTTTATCTACACTACCGCCCGAAGTAGCTGCAGATTGCTGGGCTAGCATAAAGGACTCGCCTAGTCGCATTCGTGGCGGCGTTGAATACTGGTCATACTGGCCAGAAATGGAAGATATAGATCAGTTAATGGACTTGTGGGATCGTGATGAATACACATTCATGTCACAATACATGCAAAAGCCAATATCACATTCAGGAGGTTTGATTGATACAGACTGGTTTCCAAGGTTCGATACATTGCCGCCTAACATTGTCGGCGGCGCTATCTATGTTGATACTAACTCAGGTAAGATAACAGACAAAAACGATTACACCGTGTTTTTGTTGGCGATGGAGGACAGCGAGGGGAATTTATATATACCAGCGGTTAAGCGTGGTAAGTGGGACCCGTTGGATTTACTGAGTGAAGCTGAAAAACTTTGGAAAGAGTGGAACGAGGCCATACCCGAAACAATGCGCTTTAAGCTGCGCTATATGAGCGTAGAGGATAAGCAAGCAGGGCAAGGGTTAATCCAAACACTAAGCAAAAAGAAACGTATACCATTGCACCCACAGCAACGAGGCACAGACCAGAACAAATACGCTAGGCACTGTAATACACAGCCAACAATGAAGTTAGGTAAGGTTTATTTGCCAAGGCTACACACGGATGATGGTGTAAAAATATCGCATACATGCTGGACTGGTGGCACCGAAGCATACTCAACTGATTGGACTGTTCCGTTTTTAAGCGAGTTATCAGGGGTAACTTTTGGTGTGCTAATGGATCAGGAAAGTGGTTATGATGACCAATACGACACATTGATGGATGCTGTTGACGATATGTTATTGAGTGGAGTCAGCTCACTATCATCAGTAATGGCAGCGAGAAAGGCGCGAAGAAATGGGCGATAAAACCCTAACAAAAGGGTTTCGTTAATATTTATAATTATCTATTCACAATCAATAGTAGTGTCTAGTCAAGTAAAGGTCCTCCAGTTTTTTACATGTATTTGTAGCTCTTATTTTATCAGATGGCGGTAAGGATTTTAAGTAAACGCTCCCGAAATCGCTATTGCATTGGTTATATAACAACTTAATGTCTGATGATTTAATATCACCCGGATCATTGTCTAACTTTTCAGTTTGCTTGTTAAGGCTTGACAGGAGTATGGCGTAAGCTGGGGCGCGCGCTTCTTTTATAATGCCCTGCTTCATTGATGTAAAGCCGGAGGTAACAACATCACCGATGTACATCGTTGAGGCTCCAATAGCGATAAGTATAGAGATGATTGGGGGGGTGTGCTTGATTATAAAGCTTCTTAGTATTGCATGCATTAGCATTGCCTTTTTGGGTGAATGTGCAGCAATGATAATGCAAGTTTAGTTCAATTGTAAAATTACAGGGATTATATGGGAAAGGCGCGACAGAAAAAAGGAAGGCAAATAGCCTAGAAATAGGCTATTTAGTGTTAGTTAAGAATAATAGTCGCTATGTATGCCACGACGATAATAAGTAATACTCCAGAAATTAACCACATATTATTCGCCCTGCCTAATTAAAATATAAACTATTGCAATTGCGCGTTTTTCCTCACCCGCTGCGCTCGTCGGATAAGTGCGTTCGGAATGAAAATCGACGAAGTTATCTGATATTGTTAATCGCGCGCCATGGTAGCTTTTTAGCTCATCAATCAGCGGTCCTGCGTCAACCCAGCGACTGCAATAAAATGGCGCGTCATTTGGATTCTTTTCGATGTAATCAGCATTGAAGCCTGTTGATATTGCAACTAATTTATCAATACCTCTATCGCTCATAGCTTCAAGTTGTTCTTTTGTATGTTTCATATTAAAATACCTTCCCATTATATTTAGCGCGATTCTCTGGTTTATGATCGGCTCGCTCAGTGTTATACAAAAGTTTATCAGCAATAGCGCCACCCAAATCAAGATTAAGACCGCCCGCTAAATCCATAATGCGGATAACTGCATCCGCTAACTCAACCTCAAGCATTGGTCGCTCTGGTAAGTGATCGTCCATTAAGTTTTTGCGCGCGCCCTCCATTGCTTCCGATACTTCGCTATGAATTAAGCATAGTTTAGCGGGAATAAAATCAGGACTTGCTGTGTTCGCGCCATCCCACCAACCCGCTTCTTTCGCTAGTCCGTGGCAAAGGTTTACCGCGCTATTTATCTCGCTTGGTAGCGCGACCTGCATTTCAATTGTATTGATTAGTCTTGTATATGGCTTCATTGCTTAGTTTCCCTCATTAAGTGAACCATAAATATAATACTTATTGCATAACGTGTAAAGTAATTCTTTACATTATTGTTTATGTAGTTTATTGTTTGGGCTTCATTAATGGATAAAAGAGGTGTTTATATGAGTAATTCAAGTAATAGTAGCGGGATAGGAGTTCTAGGGCTTCTTGGGGTAGTCTTTGTAACGTTAAAACTTACGAGCGTTATTGATTGGTCTTGGTGGTACGTGACCCTTCCATTTTGGGGAGGTGTTGCACTTTTATCTATTGCACTTGTGCTGTGGTTCGCGGTAAAAGCTATAGTCTGGGCATGGGGTACAAAATGGTAATTAAAATGATTAACAAAATAAAAAAAGCAGCAATTAAAGCGCTCAAGCACATTAAAAATATGGAGGATTCATCTTACATGGTAACCCTTTCATTTTTTGTGTGGCTTACCGCATTGGTCACATGGATAGGCGGCGCTTCGGAGGTGTTTCAATGCACCATGGCGTTAATAGTAATAATCCTTGGGGTGGGTTCTTTTATCTGCCGTAAACTTGAAAAAAATTAAGGAGTAGATTATGAATGAGCAATTACAAAGCGCGCTTGCGCTACTAATAGAAAAAACACTTGGAGGTATAGACGCGGCTAGTCAGTTGTTAATGTCGGAAATGCCCGATGTTCTTTATCAGCTTTTGCTGTGGTACGGCGTTAAATCTGCGTTAATGACGTTAACTGCCATTATTGCGATCCCCTTGTATATAA